TGGCTATCAGGCAACAAACTCCAACGGCAATCTGATGAGCCTTGTTTGTTACGACGGCACGAACAACTACACAAGGTTCCTTTGGGACGCTGAAGGGTCTGGTCACGCAGAAGTCGAGTGGACTACATATGACGACTACTGTGATATTGAATTACTGCGTGGTGTCCACGGCGCGATGACTCCATGCTATGCATCGACTTACAAGAAAACATTTGGTCAAGACATGGTTTACAACTTGGAGAAATATGCAGAACTAGGACTTGTTGGCAAAAACTCGATGCATTGGGAAACGCGAGAGGATGGGCGCGTTCAATTGCGAGGCATGGTCAACACCACCTCGATGATGATGCTCCATCACTCAACAATCATCCAGATGGCAGACAGATTCAACGCTAGGATGGACGGTTTAGAGACTCAACTCAAGGCTCTTTCGGAGGGCAAGTAATGGCAATCACGTTTAACACTGACCAGATAGACGGTCTAATAGGAACAGCAATCACTGGGGTTTACGGCAGAATTCAGTCAGTGACCGTGAAAAAGTACGATGCGGAAACTGACCCTGATGTAGCAGTGCAGTGGCGGTGTCTCTACGATGTCATTCTCCATAATTCTGCCGCCACAAGAAACGCCGCTGGAGAATCTCCAGAGTGGGGCAACCGTGTGCGGAGCCGACGCATCGACCACTTCACTTGCACATACGACCCGACGAGCAATAGCAATCCATACGCTCAGGCGTATGCCGACCTCAAGACCAAACTGGCGGCAGATAACCCGCCCATCGCAACATCGATAGCAGACGCATAGAAGGAGAGAAGCATGGCAGACCTGACACAATACCTAGCAGCCAAGTACAACAAGATGATAGGGGAGATTAGCACAGACTTGGGAAGAACTGCTGATGACCTTGCTAATACGCAGAACATCATCAAGGCTTTGAAGAACCCAGACATGCTAATCAATGGCGTGTCTCTTACGTTGGATATGGTTCAGGTCATGGAGAACGGAGACATCCGTATCCTGCCGCCACCGCCTGCACCAGACATCACTGAGACTTGTGTGAAAGCACCGTATGAAGCATCTGGAGTACCAGAGAAGAACGGCAAGAAAGATGCCAAGGACTTGGTAAATGTTAGCTAGTCAGCAGACCTACGAAGACGCACAGTACCAGGCTCTTGCACCCATCGGGCCACAGGAGCCTATCCCTGCTGGTGTCCATGACATCGAGTTGTCGTGGGACAGAAAGCGTGGGTACATGCGCGTCATCATTGACGGTGCCACCTGGCATTTCAAAGAGTATCTGGGAAAGGCCCAGATAACTGGCACTGATAGCAAACGTGGGCGCATCTATCTCAGGGCTATGGCTCGGATAGATGGTGAGACACTGACTACCTACCGTGACCCTTCAGCGGAACCTCACGCTGAGGTAGAAGGAGAACGGCGTGAGTCCACGCACAACCGCCTCTGCTATCGGCGTCAATCCCAGGAATGGAGACTGCGTGACGAGCGAATGGACTGGAACCACCCAGAGGCTTTGCGGTTCACCAAAAATTACGTTGGCGACTTGAACGCTGAATGGCATATGGCTGATTCAGTGGCTCACATATACCATAACGGCTACGCCATCATCGATGAGAATAACATCGCACACCTATATGAATAATGGCTGAACTGGATGACATACGAGAAGAACTTGCATTAGCCAGAGAGGAGATTGCTAACCTACGGATCAAGGCAACGACCACATTATCAGGCACAGAATTTTTAACATTACTAATGGTAGGTCCAGTCATAGCCGCCTTTGTCATACTAGGTATAATCATAGTTTGGAAGACAACTTCAAACCCTGATCAGGTGGCACCGCACTTAGACATAATCCTTGTGGCATTTGCCATATTCGCCAACCCAGTTAGCGGCGCACTAGGCGCAGTAGTCGGAAGGTTCGCGGAGGATAAAAAGAAGAAAGATGAAACTTAGGCTCGGCTCAAAAACTATCAACATGCCATCAGCTAGGTTGCCACAGATAGGACTGCCTTATCTGAGGCTATTGACTGCGCTGAGGATTCCAATCCCGAAGATGCTTAGGTTTGGAGGTGGTCGTGCCGCACTTATGTCTGTCCTGGTGGTGGCTGGAGGGTTCGGTGCCAGTTTTGCTCTCGTTATTAATGGCACGAATGATGTACCTACGTGGCCTGAAGCGGGGGCGGTCTATTCGCTACCCAATATCAACGGTGAGCGACTCGCGCCAGATGCAAGCGATCCGGCTACGAGAAGCCAGACGCTCCAGATCAACCTAGGTAATGGAGTTCGACTAGATAAGCTGGAGTTGTCTAGGCTAGACCTGGGTAAAGCTGGTTTGGAAAATTCGCTATACGTGCAAGGCGTGACTGGGGCAAGGGTGAGCGTTGGTTTAATCACCGTACGCAACTCAGCGGCTCCTACATTGGACTGGTCACGTATCAATACAGGCTGTCTTACTTTGGCAGGCAACGTCGATGGTCACACTTTAGCCGCTACAGTTGACTCAACTATTCCGAAACTGGTGATTGATAGCGACAGAGGGGCTGGCACCTATACTGCTTCTGACTCCACCGTTGACAGGGTAATCATCAAGACAACAGGCGGAGATGCTACTATCGGTGAGATTCTAATCGATGACGTGGACGCTAGCGTAGGTGCATGGAAATGGGAAGGCATAGACGCTGGCTGTATCGTCATGGAGAACACCAATCAATTTGGTAACGGCACGGGCATAAACTCTGCAAGCGCAGTATTCAACGACACTGTAAAATCCCGAGTGATTACGGATAACCTTGTCGATACGCCGATATCAGTTAAATAAAGCTATAATGTCTGTGACATAGCTCACAGTGTTGGAGGAAAAATGGCTAGATACTCAGCTTCAGGGTCGCAAACACTGCAGTCATCAGGCAGTGGTGACGCTACAGCACTATCCTTTGCCGCACAGTCCACTGCTCACCGTTGCATAGTGTATGAAATGTGGTTTGCTAACATCGGTGCACCTGCAGATCAGGTGACTGTATACACAGTAGGGCGCATCACTACTGATGGGGCTGGTTCTGCAGTGACTCCTACTCCATTAGACCCTGGAGATCGTGCGTCACAGTGTACTTGTTTAGAGAACCACACAACCGAACCTACATACACATCAGGCGGCGAGTTGCTAGAGCTTCCTTTGAACCACCGTGCTACATTTAGGTGGGTAGCGGCTCCAGGCGGAGAACTTGTAACACCAGCAACAGATAATAATGGCATAGGTATGAAAGCTATTCACGCTTCAGCTACCACAGACTTTAGAGTGGGGGCCATGTGGGAGGAGTAAATGGATATCTGATATCCACTGGTGAGTGGGGTGAGATAAGAGAGTATGATACTTTTACCTGCCCTCACTGTAATAGCGTGCAGGTTATTCGCCCTGGAAGCGGTACAAAGCGCGGTTATTGTCAGCTTTGCAATTCTCCTACTTGCGGTAAAGAGCACTGTTTGGAATGCGTACCGTTCAAACAAAAACTAGAGATCATGGAGAATAGGTATAGACTGCGATGTTCTTTCTAGTAAGTAATGCAGTGCCGTTTCCTGCGGCATTCCCTGTTTCATTTAATTCAGGTGTTTCGATGAATGAAGCCGTGCGCCAACCTATCGAACTTTATTACCCTCCAAAACATCGATTCTATTTACCGTATGTATTTATGCAGACTAGCACCCCCGTATGGGCCGCTGACGGTGAAGCAGTACAAGGAGGTACAGACATAGAGCTTGTGTCGTCTGGTCAATCTCAAATCCAGATCGTAGCTCCCGTGTCTCCAACATAATGGCTGAGAAGTTTTACATAAAACAGAATGATACAAAGCCAGTATTGCGTGCAAGGCTCCTTGATGCGGCTGGTAACGTAGTCAATGTGACGGGTGCAACAGTTGTATTCAGTATGCGCGTGCGCCCAGGTGGGACTACTAAGGTAGATAAACAAGGGTGCACTATAAACACTGCAGTGCTAGGAGATGTCCAGTACGCTTTTACTGCGGCTAACACCAACACAGCAGACAGATACGAAGGTGAGTTTCAAGTAACATATAGCGATGCTAGCGTGCAAACATTCCCGAACAATACATACATAGATATCACAGTTACGGACGATGTTGAATAATGGCTACTACTACACGTGCAACACTAAGGCAACGAATGTCAGAGGCTATCGGAGACTACCAGGCTGTTACCAGTACTTCCGCTGGCAATACTGCGGCAACAACCATAGTCAGTACTGAGCTGCTGGATATATCAGAAGGCGGCGATGACGATGCTTTCGAGGGGTGGTATGTCCTGATAACTGACGGCAACAATGAGGGTGAACGCCGGATAGTTAGAAGTTATGCCGCTACAGATTCGACTGTTACTGTGGAGCGTGCATTCACCAACGCCACAGAAGCTGGTGTTGCATTTGAAATGCACAGGCAAGACCCTGCGTCCAAAAACAATGCCATCTCACGAGCTATAGAAGAATTAAGTAGACAGGTCCCTCAAGTGATAAGGGACGAGACTATATTCGTAGATAGCCTGTTATCCAATGGTGACTTTGAGACATACTCAGCCACTGTCTTTGATAGCTGGTCAGATAGCGGCTCGCCTAGCATGACGCAAGAGACTACTATAGTGAAGCACGGTGATGCCTCAGCTAAGATCGTAGCTAGCGGTGCCGCTGGTCAGATGACTCAGAGTGGGGATGTTAACTTCAACCAGGCAACCAATCGTCAAGTAACCTTTGAGGCATGGGTGTATGCCACTGCCGCTGATACTGCCAGGATAAGAGTATTCTGGGGAGGGAGTAGCTACGAGAGCCATGACTATCATGACGGTGTAGATGAATGGCAGTTGCAGTCTATATCAGTCAGCATCCCTAACACAGCTACTGAGGTCACTGCCGTATTAGAGGTAGCAGATGGGTACACTGCCTACTTCGATGCATGCTGGCTTGCTATCGATCCACTGTATAAGTACACCTTGCCCACGACTATCACTTATGGGCCGCATCACATAACACAACAAGCTGATAGATATAATCCCAACGGCCCTTACCATCCTATAGGCAAGGGTGGCACCCCTACTAAAGGCCGTATCCTACGCCTAGAAGGGCTTGGTATGCTGACACGTCCTTCCTCTGACGCCGCAACAGTTGAGCTAGGTGAGCCATTCACTGCGATCATCACAGCCTATGCGCTGATGTTCTTTAATAGGATACAGTTATCTAACTCTGCACAGAGACAGCGTGGTAGTTGGTCGGCTGATATGGCTATGTGGGGACAAGAAGCTAAGAGCCTTGTCTCTGAGATAGCCAGGCCAAAGCTAGGTGCTAAGCGTAGTGACGGTACATGGCACATAGAAGAGGATAGCGGTGGAAGATATCTGATATTTGACCGCAATAGATACAGTATGACATCAGAGAGTGCTAGATAATGCCACGCGCAGGGATAACTCACGACATAACCATCAGAAGTTATGACCGCACAGTACACCGTGGGTTCATGCTTACACGTGATAAGAACGGCATGCGATCCTTCGGACGTAAAGATGCCCAGACTATCCGACCTCGTATCCTTAGCATGGGTGAGCTGACTCACGCTGAGTTGCCGCCTGAACTAGAGTTAACGTGGTTCCAAGAGGACTGGTCACTGGGTATCGGCGGTATCAATGACAGGCTAGACCAGAGAAGGTTAGCATTCAGCAATCAGATAGATGCCAGTGTCCCAGGAGTGCTACGTTTAGCACGCGAGGCTAATCTATCTGCTATCAAAAGTGGAGACACTCCAGACACATACCGTCCTACTGGCTTTGCCGTAGTACCTATGACTACAGCGGCGGCTACCATCAACTTCGATCTGTGGATGTTCTTAGGCCAGGATGTCTACCTGTGGAATACTACCAATGATGAATGGGACTTAAAGACTGAGCCTTTAGCGCAGGCCAATATCTACTACAAGAACGGCGTGACATTCGATACGTATTCAATAGCCCCTGGTGGCTATGCAGGTAGTGATGTAACAGACTGCGCCGCACCGTATATCTACAAGAACGCTACCGACACCAACTGGACGAGCAGTGATATCACGGCTGGACGTTTCAAGTATATGGCAGTAGGCCGCAATAGTTCTGGTAACGAGATAATCTGGGGCGGGAACCATATATTCAAGACGGCTCGCACGGTCAACGAGACATTCACTGACGCAGATACCACTCTTACATTAAGCGGCACTGCCTCTGGTCATATAGCAATCAATGACATCATCCTAGTAGGTGCTATGGCGGCTCAAGAGACCATGCTAGTCACTGGTGTGTCAGGCTCTGACCTGACAGTGGTACGTGGTTATGGCAGTACTGCTAGAGCACATAGCTCAGGGGCCATCATAAGCCTGTACCAGCCCCATGTGATCAAAAGTAGTAGTGATGTCAGCAACAGCGGTTCATGGTCTACAGCGGTCACGATAGGAACAGACGATGCACCTGTCACGGGTCTGGTATTCGACAGGGACACAGACACACTGCTAGTCACTAAGACAGACGGTATCTATAGCTATGCATCAGATGGTCAGGTGCGTAACCTCACCATCCTGTTCAGGCAGTTCGGTCACGTACAGAACTTCGTAGGAGCTTATGCCTGGAACGGGCATATCCTACTTCCGTTGGGCAGTGGCGGGCTACTGGACTTTGATTACAGCTCTGGTGCTATCAAGGATATATCGCTAAGTGTCACTGCTCCTGAACAGACAGACCTACATGGCAAGATAGTAGCCATGCATGGAGACCCTACCAACCTATTCGTACTACTCAAGGCGGCATCCACTAACCATTACTACGTTCTCCAGGCCAATGAGTTAGCACACGAGAATAACGTAGCATTCCGTTGGCACATACTTGCCAAGCTAGGCGGCGGTTCTTTATTCGAAAATCGTACTACTCTTATGGTAGATACCTCACGCTCGGGTCGGCGTAGGTTATGGGTAGGCTTCGAAGAAGACGATGACGATGACGATTCCATGCCATACTTCATACCATTCGGTACAGTAGGTGACGATGGTGATGATGGGTTTACCAACGACGCAACAGCGTACGCTCAAACCGTACAGTGGGATGCGAACCTACCGCGTGTCTACAAACGCTACGAAGAGATCGAGATACAGACTAGGAACCTATCAGGCAGTACTCATACCATCAAGGTAGAGTATCAGGTAGATGGAGACGGCAACTGGAACACACTGGATACGGTCAACATATCACCCTTCTCAACAGTGAAGTTCCCTGAAGGAGCTATCGGCAAGCTGATAGAACTGCGGTTCACTCCAGCCTTATCGTCTGTTGGCACTACAGGTCCAGAGCTACTTAGTTTCCGCATGAAGGCACAGTTGCGTCCTGATCCTGCAAAGATATATGAACTGACAGTATATATTGCAGACAACATGCAACTGCTGAATGGTGCAACTGCAAGCCGTGCACGCAGTGACCTATCAGAGATCAGGGGGTGGAATGAAGAAGCCACAGAGCTTATACTACATGTACCTGCGGCATTAAAGAGAGACCGTAGAGCAGAGCACGAGGTAGTGTTCCTACCTGGCACCTTGCAAGAGAAGGAGCTAGGGATTGAAGTGGGGCATCATCCAGAGATGGCTCTTACTTTTCAATTAGCGGAGGTATAACCATGCCTAGAGTTGCAGGATATGGGCCAGCCAATACCAGTCGTAAGCCTAAGTCTGCCGCGCGCGCCAAACAAAGGATGAGTCAGCGCGCCCGTGTTAAGAAAGCTGGTGGTGTTGCTAGCAGAGCTAAAAGAAAGTACTGACCATCACACACTTCTCGCTTCCCAGTGAACCCCGTGAGACACCCCCCGTTCTCACGGGGTTTTCTGGTATTCCCTTCCGCACATAAGGCAATAGATACGCTCGCCATAGATATCATAGCTTTGGCAGAGTGACCCTCTACAGCGCACGCATCTAGCATCAGGCAGTATGCCTAACCTTTTAGGAATCCGAACAGCTTTGCGTACCACGGTTTTGCGGGCGGCACGTTTGAAAGTGTGGTCACTGTCAATTCTGGCTGCTTTTTCCAAGCCTTTCTCGGATTGCAATATTTGCAATACTCTACTGGTTCAGTGAGCGGCCCATAGTTATATGCACCCTTTTTACCACAATTACCGCATACCTTGTAACTATGTTGCCCAGGTGGTTTGACTGTAGGCTTGATAGATACATTCCCAACTACCACCCTGTCTGAGCCAGTCGATGTCTCTGTGATGACACCACCGTAGTTAACACGCAGACGTTCTGCACGTTCAGGATCGAATTCTTCTATCTTGTCTATGATAGGTTCCAACTTTGGGTCTATTTTTTTCTTAACCATTTCTACTGTTCCCTCTTTTGTTACATACATATTAAAAATCTCATCTGTTCTCATGGCCTATATGCCATGCACTATGTTTGTTGCAGTAGTATTCACTGATGGGGGAGGCAGATAACGCTATCCTTTCAGACAGCGATGCCGCCGCTTCGCGTGCCTCTTCTGGTGTGCGGAACTTCTTCTTGCGTGTACAACTGCGAAAATGTACGCGTGGAGTATGACCGCGTGAAGTATTCTCCTTCGGCGGATTCCTTTTATACACGTGTCTGTTATTTCGGTTTCCCTTAGATAGCATCTTGTGCATCGAGTTGGGCTTGTGCTATATCTTGCCAACTCATTTCGGCACCTCCTCGTTCTAAAGTCACACAGCATGTATCGCACTGCAATATACCTTCACGGTTGGTTATCCTAGCCACCATTGAATCACAAGTATCACACTTGAATCTTGTGACTGTATGTTGGTGGCGTGGTGGCTCCATCATCATATATATCATCCCCCGTATATACGATTATGTGTGCGTATGGCACATCATTAGGATCGCGGATGTACTGCTTACTCATAGCCCCCGCTATGACCATACAGTCATTGTCTATCAGCACCTCCTGTAATCCGTCTATGGTGGACTTGCGCAGGTTATCTAAGTCAGGGTTGCCTCTACCTTTTTCCACTATGCGCCTGTCTCTCCATGTCTTGTAGGTACGCTTTGGAGCATCCTTTGCTGGCTCCAAATAGAAGTGCGTATCTATACGCACAGGTTCATTGATAAGTATGTCGTCGCCTGTGTACGCTGTAGCGGCGGCTTCTCCCACCTTCTTCTGCCATGCCTCCATGTACCTGTGGCTCTCAGGGCGTTTGGTATGTCGCACATAGATAACCCACGGCTTAGGATTATGCTTAACCTTGAAATCGATTATCACGTCTTACTCTCTTCTATAGTCGCTACAATTCATGATGACTTGCACCACCTTCCCGCTGTTCTCGTCGAACAATCGTGAGGCTATGCGCTCACCAAGATTGGCTGACAGGCTAGAATAACTCTCATTGGTAGACACGATAAGCAGGCGCGCCCTGCCGTAACGCTCATCTATCAACTCAAATATCTTCTCCTGTACCCACTCGCTGGACTTCTCCGAACCTAAGTCATCCAACATAAGTAGTTGTGCTAGGTGGCACCTACGTAAATCATCCTCTGCTACCTCTGGATAAGAGCGGTCATACGATGATCTGATGCGTGAGAGTAATGCAGGCACGCGTTCATAACGCACCGTTATATCTCTCGCTAGCAACTCTCTGCCTATCGCTTCCATAAGATGTGTCTTACCTGTGCCACGAGGTCCGCGTAGTACAAGTATCGGCGCAGTATTCTCATTCACATAGTCTTGGCATATGCCGTATGCTTCTTCTGTGCCTTCACGCTCTATAAAGTTCTCAAGTGTACCAGCCACGAATGAACGTGGCAGTGCACCTCGTACTGATAGAGGCAGGTTAGCCGCCTGCTCCATCTTATAAGCAGACTCTGTTTTCTCTTCCTCACACTTGCACCTGAACACTGGAGTGTTAGGCCGATACCTGTGTGACTCCTCGTCATAGTCCATCATGCCGCGTGCTATCAGTACGCGTTCTACGCCAGGATGATTACGTTTGACAGCATCGCAGTCAGGACATATGCCATCCTCCGGCAACCACCGTACATCCTCTGGCAGTGAATTCCACTTATCCTTGTACTGACTCAGCATTGCGGCTAATGAATCCATCACTACCTCCACATGTGCAGGACTCTTGCTTTTCACGTAGCTCCCGCACCATTTCTATCAATCTCCTTATGACTTGGTGTCCGTGCATGCCGTTACCTCCCTCTATATTTCTTTAGCCAGTCTGCGCGTATAGCATCTGCTTGCACGCTAGACGGTCTGATCCCTGTATCACGGTGGAATGCCAGCTCTTCTTCTAAGGTCATAGAATTAGGGCTGGTACGGTCAACTGACTTACCCTTACCCTCTAGCTTTGCTACTTGCACATTCAGTGTGCGTAGCAGTGCAGGGACAGGCTCACGCCAGTTGCGAGTGGCGCGGCCTATCGGATAGTAGTCGATAAATTCGCGGACTACATCTTCAGGCAACACACCTCGACTACTGCATACCTGTTCGATAGCCACGATAGACTTCGTATAATTCTTATTCTTATACCCATCCAGGGTGGTGAGCGGTGCGAACCAGTCTGGTGTAATAGATACTAGCTTACTATTACTAGTTCTCTTGTTACTGTTACTAGTTACTTTGTTACTGTTACTAGTAACAGTTTCTGTAACTGTTTCAGGCACGTCAGGGGTAAAATTATTTGCCCCCTGGGGTAAAATTTCTTTCCCCCTGGGGGTAACTTGTCCCGTGAGGGTGTACTCAGTGGTGGTGCGCCCGTTGCCGTGTACCTGTATCGTGATGTAGCCCTCTTTCACAAGCCAGTCCCGTGCTTTGCGTACGGTTGGTCGTGTCAGGCCAGTCACTCTGCCTATTGCAGACAGTGATGCATTCTCACCAGATTCAGCGAACATCTCTAGTGCGGCATAGGTTGCGATACCTGACATGTAACCACTGCTAATGAGTGTTGATGGCACCATTGCATAGTTGGCTGTCAGATCATGCAGTCTTTGCTTGATGTTACTGATTGCTACATTCGGCACTGGAATCTCCCCGCTGTCTCTTAATACGCAATGCCGCATGCATAGCGATTGTTGATAACTGTTGCCTGCATGCAATACTGCATGTAAAGAACTGTTGTGTCTTATGGTTTGCAGATTGAGAATGCTGTGTACGCCACAGTAGTTCCTTAGTGCGACGCTTGAATAGCTTCTTGCATACATCGCATTGCAGTTCGATGTTTGCATACTCACTGCGACACTTTATGGAACAGAACTTGCGACGCATTTCATGCAGAGGTGCCTCACAGTTCAAGCACCAATTAGAAAAAGGGCTACGGTTGTCACCCCGTAGCCCTTGTCTTTTGGCATTTGTCCACACAGCTTGCCTGGACACACCTAATCTGCGTGCGATCTCTGCATTACTGATACCTGGGTTCTCAGCACGTAGCTCTGATATTCTGGAAGCAGTTGTCACGACTTCTTCTTCTTCTCTGGTAGCACGCCAGTGCCGTCATGCAATACCTTCTCGCCCGCCGCTATCTGAGTACCTAGATACAGTTTCTGTGCATTGCGGAATAACTGGAAATTATTCTGCAGTTCTGTTGGACCTAAGTGCACCCAGTTGAAGTCAGGTTCCCCTGCTTCTGGTTTCGCACGTGGGAACCGCACTATCCATGCTTCATTGACTTCCATACCAGTAGCAATCTTCAAGGCTCTGGCGTATGCGGCTACCTGTAGCATGTGTTCTGCGTATAGGCCGTTGCTAGTCTTCCAGTCCACTATCACAAGCTCATCACCCTTGATAGCAACAGCGTCTATAGTGCCTGCGTAGGCATGGGTTAGCACTTCACCGATCTCTTCTTCCATAGCACATAGAACGTCCACGTCATAGTTAACATACCAGTCTGGGTCAAACATATCGCGCACCTTTATCTCTGGGTGCGCCACCGTGACCTCGCACATATCGGGCAACAACTCTATCTGGTTCGTTTTAGCCCATGATTGGAACGCACCTATGACTCGGTACATATCCATGTCTCGCGGCACCATACCGTGCTTTATGTACTGTTCTAGGGCATAGTGAGCATCGCTACCAAACGTAGTAGCTGTATCCAGAACAAAGTCAGGCTCGGCGCGCGCCGTTTCTATAACACTATCTATCCATGCCCTATCAATGGCTACGTTGGTGCCGTCTAATGCAGACAGCACCCTATCAGCTTTATCCAAGGTAATCTGTGCCTTCCAGGGCATCAGCGCAGGCTTATTGATTGCGTTAAGTATGGAAGTCACACGGTAGTACGACTGACCATCCAGTACGTACTTGTTCTTCTTAGTCTCCTTGCTCTTGAACGTCGGCAGTTTCACCTGCGTTGTCATAGTTCCCCCCTTGTGATGTATATCCCATCATTATCAGATAGTAGTTTTCAGTCCACTCTTCGAAATTCTCTGGCATGATGACCTGAGAAGCTATCATGTCGCCTGCTATCTTGCCTGCGACCTGACGCACGATCAGTTCATCCTTAGTGTATGGCGAGTTGCCTA